AGCTCGAGCAAGTGAAGAAACACAAGAGTAAACCAACTCATTACCTAAAAAACCTTCTCTAACTATTTCTTCTGCTGTTGCCCTTTTGTAATTATAGCCGTTAATCACATTGAAAAAATCGGGTGTTGTTGTTTTATTCGCAAATACATTCATATCTATAAAAGTAACATAAATAATTAAGAGTTTTTGTAACGATAAAACTTTTCTGTATAACGTAAAGGGTCAAGACAATTATGTACAAGGATATTATTAGCAAAATATTCATGCTTTTCAGCTACCATCAAATCATAAACCCTCTCTTTCTTCACGCTTTCTTCTAGTACGTGCACGCTGTTTACAGTTTTGGTGACAATACTTTGATACACCTGATTTTTTAGTTTGGTAGTCTTTGCCGCACTCTTCACAAACCTTGTCAATTGGTTGCTTTTTTCTCCATTGTTCCTTTGATGCTTTACTATGCCATTCTTTACCCTCTTTACTTCCGTGCCATTTTTTAGCTGCTTCAATTCCTTTTGTGTAGAACTCCTTTGACCATTCTGGGTTATCCTTGTGCCGCTTCTTTCCTTCGTATCTAAGGTGCAAGCTGGCGAGTATAAGTGATAAGTTTTCGATTGTGTTGTTTGTTGAGTCGCCGTCAATGTGGTGAATGTGGTATCCTTCAGGTATCGTTCCGTTGTGATGGCTCCATACTTCTCGGTGCATCCTTTTGTTTGCTTTGCTGAAATACTTTTCACCTTTGTACAGGTAGTATGTTTTACCATTAAACTCTTGTGAAGGTATAGCTTCATCCCTTCTGTAATCTCGTCTATTCTTTTCCATCCTTGATTAGTTTTAACCTTGTGATTAGGTGTTGACCTTAAAGATAGTGAAAATGTATCGAACTGCATCAAATACGAAGAAACCTTTTTAACACCGTTATCAAATATTTTTAACACTGGTTTGAATCCTTCACGGGTTAATACCTTATCGCTTGTTGTAACTTTATCAATTCTTTTTAATCCTTTGCTTGTTGTTATCATTGTTTCACCTGTAAAGCAATGGTTATGATTATCAATTGGCACTTCTCCCGTCTTGTCTAACCAAATGTAGTTACTTAGCTCTCTAATTAAATTCAAGCTGTTAGGAGTTACTTTAAACGTCCAGTTCTGAAGGTGTCGAATACCTATTACAATCTTCTCTTTACCTAGTCCCATGATATTAAAACCATCGTTTTTAATACCTCTTATTTGTGTAGGGTCGGCACTGTCAGCAAGTATTAAACTATCCTTGTTGGGTATCTTTGTATTGAGTAGCTGAATAATATCGTTAGGAGCTAAATTACTTTTGTATATTTCTTCGTGTAAGTATATTGTCATTGTTGACTTATCAAAGGCAACCTTTAGCAATGTAAACGGGTCTTTAAATCCGAAGTCAATACCGTACATAACAGGTAGGTTATCATTAAAATCGCCTGTTGACCAATTATTATAAATAGCACCCTCGACAACTCCGTTTTTTCCTAACCCGTAAACCCTCCACCAGTTAAACCAGTGACCTTTTATGTCGTTTGCTTCCTCGAAATCATGTTTCTTTTTACCCTCCTGGAACTCTGTTATCTGTGAATCTGTTAAGTTATCCAAGTTATCTAAGAAAGTACTATTTAAAACAATAGCGTTTTCCCTTTCGCTAACCCCTTCTTGGTCTACCCAAAAATCAACACTAGGGTTATAATCAATAAAGACTGTTTCGGTAGTACGTTGAATAAGCTGGTGCACAACGTTCCACTTCATGTTGTTCGCTTCATTGATAAATAAGATGTCCCTTTGCGCTCCTAATATGCCACCTATCTTATCAGCACCTATAAACCTAATGGTAGTTTTCCCGATTGTGTAAGTGTACGGTGTTTTAATCTTTACCTCATCTAGGTTTTCACCTTCACCTTGTAGAATCAAATCAAAATCAGTAATAGCCCCATCCCGTAAATGTGGAATGCTTATAGAAATAACGTGAATGATTCGCTTTTTCTTTGCCCTTTTTGCTAATAGATAGAGTAGTTGTAATGTGCTGTAAGTTTTTGAACTCCTAGAACCACCTGAGTTAATTATAAAACGATAGCCCTCTTTGTAGGCCCTCATTGTTTTAATAAAGGTGTTGGATAGTTTCAATGTTAATCTTCTTGCTCAATGTCATTAATAAACCCTTGCACCTCATCGCTCAATTCTTTAGAGCCTACAATAAACTGTGTTTCTATCTTGTCGCCTTTGGTTGTATGGTCGCTTTGAATCCTATCAGTCCAACCATGATTACTCTTTAAGTTCATGATACCCGCTGCTGTGTTTATATTTTCGTTTTTAATGTTACGAAAACAGTTAACTTCACAATTGTTTTTTAACCTTCTTTTTAACCTCTTTAATTCTGGGAACTTCTCTACTATGTAATCAAACACACCTTTATCTTCGTCTAGGTCGTAAGCTATTTCACCAATAAAATCATACTCTTTTATCTTTGATAGTTTAACGGCATCGTCCATAAACTTAGTTGCTACTTCTATCGTCCATCGTTCAGCATTAGTATTTCCCTCCATGCTTTCACTTATCTTTTCGTTCTTTGTCATGTTGTAAATATACTAAATAACAAATTAATCATGTTCACAGCACAACAACCTCCATTCCCCCCTATGGCAACACTTCTCTATTCTCCTTTCTTCTAAGTCATAAATGTGCGCCCAATCACAAGAATCAGGAATTAAAACTTCTTTGTCGTAATAATCAAGAGCTTCTTTAAACGTGTCGAAGTCTTTTTTAAAATCAATAAAACCGCCCTGCGGATAGTAATCATCACCAGCAAATAATAAATATCTTTTCATAATAATATTTTATTTTAATTAAACTCAGCTAAATCAGTAGGTGCATAAAAGTACCCAAAATCCACGATTAATTGACATTGTGTTAGTTGGTTTAATACGTCTTCGGCTGTGTCGTAGTCGAGTCCCATATCTTCGCAAAGCTGTATAATTGTGGTGCTAGGATTGTTTTTAATAACCCCTATTGCACGGGCAAATAATTCTTTATCTATCATCGGCGCAAGATAACTCTTTTTTTATTACTTCGCTTAAAATATCCGCTGCCTTTGTCCCGATGTTAGGAAACTGTAAAATACTAGCATGATTATAATTACTGTTAAACTTCTCAACGCTCATTATGTCGATGCTTCTTCGTTCGATTGCCGTACCGATTCTAATTCTCATTTTCTTATTCGTAATATGCTTTCTCATTGCTTCCTGGATGGTCATAATTTATCTGTTTTAAAACACCTTTTTACTTGTTTAATCAATGTTTTTACTGTGTTATAATTTCTTAATTTTGGTTTATGATAGAAGATTTCCCTGATTTAGACATAGCAGTAGGACACAATTGTTAGTATTTACTAATTATTAATTTAATCACCATTACCACCGCTAAAATAACTAGATAGTTATGGGTTAGTATGCCTGTTGCTGTGTTCATTTTACCACTGCGAAGAATAGCACCTCATCTCTCCTATGTGGGCGTCTATCCATCTGTCAGCATCTAATACTACCTTTTTAGTGCTTCCAGTACAATAGTTCCTTACAGTTATAAAATAATCACCTTCATAGGAAATTCCATCGTTAGAAATATCTCCACATTTGCAGTCGCTAGTTGTGTATTCCACTTCCTGTATTGGTTCTTTTTCGCATGATGCTAACAATGTTAACCCTAATGCTAATCCTGTAATTAAATTTTTAGTTTTCATAGTTATTTAGCTTTTAATTCGTTTTCCTCTTTAGCACATCTTTTTATGTCCTCCATAGATTCATCGTTTTTAACGAAAAACTTATTCAGAGTTACTTTAATGTCAGAAGATTTTTTGTAAATCTGTTTTGCTGCAAATTCGGTGCTCGTTTTCTTTTCAAGTGCTAAACCTTCTTCACCCGCTAAAACAACAACCCAACCAGCTCTACAATGAGTAGTTCCGCAACTAGAATGCCAATCGTCCATGTCTAAAGCTCCCTCTTCTCTTACTGCTTCTAAAACTTTCGTGTGAATATTTGTTATAACTGGTATTTCTAGGTTCTCTTTTACACCTTTTTTCTCGCTACAATAGCTACAATCGCTACAATAGCGACAAGAGCTACAATCGCTACAATAGCTACAATCGCTACAATAGCGACAAGAGCTACAATCGCTACAATAGCTACAATCGCTACAATAGCGACAAGAGCTACA